AGGTGTTATGTTTTCCCTAATAGGAATTATCACTGAGGATAAATCATATGTACCAACCTTGACTCTATTTTCTGCAGATAGCAAACAATAGTAATCTTTTCCAGTGTAGCCATTTTCTTTAGCTATGTCAACGATTGTTGATTTTTTAAATTCATTACTGTCTGGATATCTTGTAGCCAATTCAGTAAGTATTTTTTGTGTAGATATTTTCAAGTTATTCATAATATAGTTTTTCTCCTTTTCATCAATTTATATATCTATTATACCATAGTACGGAGGCAATGTAAATAGCCAGAGTGAAAAAAGTAGCCATTAATTTCACATTGCCACCGCTTTACCGAAGTTAGTAAGTAAAGTTTTATTAAGCTTCTTTGACTTACTATGTTTTTTGAACGCTTGAGTTAGTTTACCTTTGGTAGCATCTTCCTCAACTTCAAACTCTTCTGTTTCAATATCCATTTGTTTTGCCTTGAGTATATAAAATTGATTATATCCTAAAACATTATCAAATGTACAAACTTTTTCTCTTGTCATCATTTTTTGAGCAACCTTTCTAAAGTCTTGCTCATCGTCCCAATCTTGTAGATTTTTTTCATGTGCTACATCGCCTAGCTTTCTTTTATAATCCCATGCATCTTGAGCAAGGAAAAACCCTAGAGTAGTAGCTCCGTAATTCTTTTGTAGATTTTCTAGTAATGCTTTAGTTGCACGTAATCTTAAATCTTCAGTTTTAACTTTATTACCATCAACATTGATAACAAATGTTTTATCCCAACCGTATTTACTTTGTATCATTCTTTTATCGTCAAGCTTTTGGTCTCTATGGATATTCATTCCATTAGTATCACCATCAGACATAACAACAAAGTTCATATTTTCAATGTTATGCTTAGCTCTAAACTTTTTAATTAATCTAGTACATACAACAAGAGAAGTATTTAATGGTGTAGAGCCCCAGTCCTCAAACTTAGAACCATACTCATAAACTCTAGCTCCACCCCATCTTTGTTCCATAATCATTCTTGTGTGTAAGAACTTTAGAGCTTCTTCATAATCTTTCTTTTTAAGACCACTATGTATTTGTTGTACAAGTGCAAGATTTTCGTGATGCAATTCACTATCTCTTTGGTCATATGATCTGATATCATAATTAGTTGTAGTAAATCCATATACATCGAATGGAATATTAACAGCTTTACAAAATATAATTGTATGTATAAGCTGGTCGATTACTTTATGCATAGTACCTGACATTGACCCTGAAAAGTCAATTAACATAAACATACCATGATTTTTAGCATCGGCTAATTGAGTAACTCTAGAAAAGATATCATCATTAGTTTTATATGACCATAATTTGTTAACATCTATTGAACCAGTCCTAGCAGTTTGAGCTCGTGTATATCTATACGCAGCCTTTCTCATTTCAAATTCTTTAACAGCATAATTAACACTTTTCTTTACTTCTCTAATATAACCTGGGAATTCTTTTTTAGCTTGTTCAAATCTCTCTAAAGATCTATCTGGGTATTCACCTTCGTATTGTTTTGCAAAGTCGATATAATTAGCAGTCCTTTGAACTCTATGTTTAGCAATTGTATCATAATCAAATACAACTTGATTCCTAATATTTTTATTGAACTCATTACAGACCATGGTTTCTTTTTCACCTTCTTTTGGTTTTTCTAAAAGATTTTCTTCAGATCTTCTATAATTCTCATCGGTGATAGAGATATCCTCATCTCCGCCGTGACTTCTCTCTGCTGTATTTTCGCCTTCAAGTGTTTGTTCCTCTTCTTCATCGCTATCAGCTGAGTTAGCCTGGGGTTGTTGTTCTGTTTCTTCTTGTTCTGCATCATCATTCTCCATATCATCATGACCCATAGGTGATGGATCTTGGTTATCATCTTGGTTATCATCATCTTTATCATCAGCTTTAGTTGCTGGTGGCTTCATTAAATCTTCTTGGTTCTCTTTAGTATATGCAAGAACGTCTCTACATAATTGAACCACTTCATCAAATGAATCTGTAGTCATAGCTCTATCCATAAAGACTTGTTCTTCACTATTAAATGGAACATCAATAAGATTACCTATTTTAGCTTTTAAATTAATTTTATCGATTAGTTTAGTTTTATTCCAATCAATATTAGATAAGTCACCAAAGAACTCATCATCAAATAATTTTCTATAACCTTTACTGAATGGACCGACAAGACCAGGATATCTTGACTTTACTTTACGCTCAATTCTTGCATCTTCTATAACATTAATATATGATCTAGGACAACCTTCTAGTTGTTCTGGGCTATCATGCCAACCTTCAAATGGTGTCTCTAAAGCATGACCTACTTCATGACCAATTAATAAATCATATACATCTTTACCCATGTCTTTCCAGTTAGGAAGACCTAAAACTCTATTTTTGATGTCAAACCACGCAGTGTGGTAATTACCGTGTTGAATAGTAATATTTTCTTTTGCTAGTAATTTGGCTAGGATACCTTTATTCATTTTTTCACTCCTTAATATTTATATATTGTACCACAGTTTGGCACGAATGTAAATAGCTAAAATGAAAAAAGTGTGACTTTTTTTAGTTATAAAAACTTTCCAATAATACCTTTTCTACTTTTTTCCTATACTTACAACCTATATATTGGCTTGTAAAGTATTGTCCATTATCTGGTATTTCATATGCGATTTTAAGTGGTACATTCATATTATCAGATTCATAATTTTCTCTTGTAGTTGCTAAAACAGTTCTATCGTTTTCGTATATAAAATCAAACCACTCTTTTGCAGAATTCCATTCCGTATTAAATAGTTCTTCAACCCAATCAGCTCTTTTATTAATGTGTGCTCTTTCTACTGCTATAGGATCTTTTTTACCCGGCACACGTTCAAAATTAATTAATGCAAATGCATCTAATGCATCTTGTGTTATACCAACAACTCTCCAACCGTTATCACTATAAGCACCAAATATAGAACCAAAAGCTCTAACTAAATATTGTTTATTACAATGTTTAGCTTTTGCCATTGATTTAAATATATCAAATATTTCGTTTAATTTTTCTTCATTCATAATATAGTGGTGGAGCTGATAAGATTCGAACTTACGACCCTCTGCGTGCAAGGCAGATGCTCTCCCAACTGAGCTACAGCCCCACTATTTAATTTTACTAAAATTCTTCTCCTTAAAGAATTCAATTTTACTTCTAAACTTGTTCTCTAATACATCACCTTTATGTGATATAATAAATGTATTACTACCCTCATCTAATGTATCAAGTATCTTCATTAAATTATCAACACCGTCCATATCAAGACTAGAGTCAAATGTTTCATCGAGAACTAATAGATTGGTCGCAGCGGAGTTCTTCATTTTAGCAATTTGTCTCCATGTAAATAGAAGCGACAAGTCAATTCTTTGTTTTTCACCTTCAGAAAAAGATGCATAATTAAAACTATCTCTATGTCTTGACCTAATGGTCTCATTAAAGTTTTCATCGAGATGGAATGATACAAAGAAATCCAACACTTGCAGATATTGGTTTATTAGACGATTCATCACCGGTAAGTATTGCTTGATTACTTTTGTCTTAATACCAGTATCTTTAAGCATCTCTCCTATAACCTCGTTATAAGTTCGTTCCTCTACATATTCTAGTTTCTTTTCAATATGTTGTTCGTTTTTCTTTCTGAAATTATTTAATTCTGTTTTAGCCTTTTTCACATCACCAGTTTGTCCCTGGAGATTATTAATTTCTTTTTGTATTTTATCGATTTCTTTTTGTAATAAAGATATAGAGTCATTATTAGAATTAATCTTTTGTTGTTTTTGTCTTAGCTTGTTAAGGTTTTGTGCTACATACTTTTGTGCAACCTTTACTTCACCAATTCTTTCTTCTAATTCTGACTTAGCGGTTTGTATTTCTTTTGCTTTATTCTTAATAGATGTAATCTTGGTTTGTTTAAGATCTTCAGTAATCTCTTGATCACATGTTGGACAGTTATCGTTTTCTTCATAGAATCGACTTTCTTCAACCATATCATGTATCTTATTATTAAACTGCATATCAAAAGAATTCATTTCTGATATTTTCTTTAATAACTCTTGTGATGATTTTTCCTCTGATGATATTGAAGCTGTAAGGTTTTTAGATAATGATTTACTTTCTTCAAACAATTTACCTATTTCAGATTTATGTACATCAATAGATGATTGCTTACCTTCAATTTGGTCTTTATTTAAAGATTGTAAACTTTTAATATATTTACTCTGTGAATCTATTTTAGTTTTAGCTATATCAATCTGATGGTTTATATCAGTTAATTCTTCTTTTATTTTAGCGTTTCTTTCCCTTAATAACATATTCATCTTACTAAATATATTAATATCTAATAAGTCTTCTATGACAGCTCTACGAGACCATGCTGGTAGTTGCATAAATGGTATGAAGGAACTACTACCAAGTACAACGATTTGATGAAAAGATTTATGATTAAGTTTTAATATATTTTGCTCTAAGAATTGTTGAAAATCTCTGGCATTAGATGCTTGGTTAATCATATTACCATTCTGCCAAATCTCAAACTTATTAGGTTTAATACCTCTAACGATTTTAAAGTCTGAACCACCTGTAGAGAATTCAACCGTAACTACTGAACCTTTACCGTTTATAGAGTTTATAAGTTGAGCTTTATTAATATCTCTATGTGCTCTTCCAAATAAGCCAAATGATAATGCATCCAGTAAAGTTGATTTACCTGCACCATTTTGACCTACGATTAATGTTGTTGGTGACCTATCCAATAATATCTTAATTGGATCATTTCCAGTGGACAGAAAATTCTTCCACTCACACGATTTAAATTGTATCATAATACTTCTAGGTTTTGTGCTTCTGTATAAAGCTTTCTTAATTCAAGTTTTAAATGTTCTTTGTCTAAATCTGTATCAACAGCGTCAACATATGAGTCAAGCAATTCTGTAGTATCTTCTAGGGAAACTTTCTCGTCTTCGACGCTATCTCCTAAATACTCTTCAAATGACTCTGCTATTTTGAGTTCATATGTATCAGTACCTTGTAATTTGTCAACAAACTTGTCAAACATATACAAATCATTTTTATTTATTACAATAAGTTTAATAAATTTCTTTTCAAATTGTTTCATATCAACTTTATCATAATCTACTTTAGTGTCGTCATAAACTACTTTCTTAAATATAGTTAAAGGATTTCTTACCGCTTCTACTTCTCTTGTTTCTGTATCTAATACATGAAAGTATTTAGGATCATCTACATCAGCCCATGTCATTTCAAATTGAGCACCAAGATAATGCACATTGTCTCTACTTGACTTTGTATGAAAATGACCACTTAATACAGACTCAAACCTTGAGAATATATCAGCATTCATTCCATGAGGGTTAGGTATTCCAGCCATCATATCAAATCCTTTTAACTCTAAATGAGCTCCAAGTATAGAGGCTTCGCATTGTTGAGCCCATTCAGTATACTCTTTATAATTACTATTATTAATCCATGGTATAACAGCCACCTTAAGACCATCATAATCTAGTACCGTTGGCTTCATACATATATTAACATTAGAGGTAAAGTAACCTAATAACTCTTTTAAACTACAAAGTTCATTTGTATTTTTATAGTATACATCATGATTACCAGGAATTATATCCATAGTCATACCAAGTTGTTTTAAAGGTTCTAGGAAATGTTTACGGTTTGTATTTAGTGCTTTAAAATTAACAAACTTACGATGCTCATAATAATCACCTAAGTGTAATACATTTTTAATACCATGTTCTTGACAATACGGAAAAAATATTTCTGTATAAAATCTACCTTGGTATTCTAAAAATATATCAGATGAGTTTCTAGTACCACAATGGGTATCATTTAATATTGCTACTTTCATAGACCAGCTCTAGCTCTTCGCATAGTTCTTTTATATTTTAAAGACATCTCTCTATAATACCTTTTTAAATATGCTCTTTTAGCTTTACGTTTAATTTCTTTTGCAAAGAGTTTCTTTCTTCTTCTCTCTGCTCTTAATATTTGTTTTGTACTTAATTTTTTCATTACATAAATAATTCTAGTTTTTCTTTTTTCTTTTCTTCTTTTTTAAATACCTTAATTGCTTCGTCTTTAGTTCTCACTTGACTAATTCGTTGTCTTAAAGTATCTACATAAGCCATAGTCTCTTGAGCTCCATCAGTATCCATACCCATTTGTACAAAGTCTTCAATACCCATTTTTTCAATAAACTTAAACTTGATATCTTGTTGTCTTTTCTCTTTAGTAATTCTACGTATAAAAGCGAAATAACAAATTTGTGTAAAGTAAGAGAATGCATTTGGTTTACCTGTTCTTGTAGCCGTTTCGATTTTATAATTACCGATAGCTCTTAAACAGTTTTCTACTGCATCCATAACCATTTCTTCACGATAAGTATACCTCACAAAGTTCGGTCTGTGGGACAGGCCTTCTGCAATTTTAATGAAACATCTTGCGATATAATCAGTTACTTTAGGTAACTCTTGTTCTTTAGAACGAGCTTCTTGGACTAGTAATGCATAATCATATACTGCTTGAGAAAACTCTTTATTGTTTACATAATGTGCTTTATTTTTAGCCATTATAATTCCTCCATAATAGATTATATTATACCACAGTTTTGAGTAAATGTAAATAGTTAATTTATTTTAATTATTTTCACTTTCGCTATTTACATATGTGAAAAAGTATGGTATAATAATATAGTATCCGGGGGGAGGGGAATATACAGTTAATGTATAGTCTCAGGAACATCAGGTTCAATGTCCACGCCTTCTTCCGAATATTTTTCAATCAATTGTTTTTCATACTCATCAAGTATTTCTTGTTCAGAACGCTGTTTCTCGGGAACCGATTGCTGAGCAGTCAAAGCTAACTTGACATAACTCTCTTTAGCATTATCTGAAATAGGAACATGCTGAATGATATGATTCTTCAATATTTTAAACACTTTAGCATCTGAGAACGGAAACCATGGAGCAAACTGATATGACCCGAGTATATTAGAAGATACTACTAATGGTCTTTCGAGAATCCAATTGTTGTCGTTTTTCACTGATACTAGTGCGACAATCTCATCTCCATTAACGAGTTTAAAGTGTCTTATATTTAAAGATTGAATATTTTTGTCCATATAGTATTATTTATAACTTATAATCGAATAACTTGTAGTTAAACTTTTCTTTACTGTATATTTTAATTCTTTCGGCTGCGTGTTGTAATGTATAGTTCTTTTTTGATTTCCAATGTAAATCATCTGCGATATCATATACTGTAGTATTAATACCATCACCACTTTTTCTTAATCCTCTTCCGATGCTTTGGAGAACCCTAATTTGAGACTTACTTGGTGAAGCAAAGATGATGTTATGTAAACGCTTAATATTAATACCTGTAGAAAAAGTACCCATGGAAGCAACGATAATTGCATCTTTTTGGGTCTCGGTAATCTCACGGATTTGTTCCCTTGTGTCGACATCTGTTTCTCCTGATACATAAAATATCTTTCTATTACTATTTATTCTTTCTTGTAATAGAGAGTGCAGTGGTTTACCATGTTTTTCTACATATTGGAATAATATTAATGTATTACCATTCTTACATGTTTCTTTTGCTAAATTACAAATGAATTCGTTTCTTTCTTCGGATTTAACTATAAAGTCAAGCTCATCTTGGTATTTTAAACCTGATACTATTTTACATATATCATCATTATATTTAAGTAAACATATTTTAATATTTAATTGTGATAAATCATTATTATCAATAAGTTCTTTAGTTGTGGTTACTTTATACACTGGACCAAATAACCCTTCTAGTACTAACTGATGTGTTTGTGATCCATCTAATGTACCAGTTGTACCTATACGAAATCTAGCTTCCGTACATTTTTCCATAATACTTGTTAATGATTTAGCTTTAAAATTATGGGCTTCATCACCAATCACCATACCAAAGTCTAAAAACCAATGACTTGGTAATTTATATATTGATTGCCATGTACTAATTAATACTCTTTGTTTCAATCCAAACTTTTCTTTACCTGAATATATCCTATGGCAGTTTTCATCTACACTCCAATTATCCTTTTCTGAATAATCTGCAAAATCTGAATACATCTGTTCTACTAAAGATGTAGTTGGTACAATTATTAATATATTTTGATCATAATATTCTAAAAAGTATCTAACAGCTAAATATATGATTAAACTTTTACCAGAAGCGGTTGGCGAGAGTAATAAAGACTTATTATGTGATAAACACTGCGAGAGTGCATCTAATTGGTAATTGCGGGGGGTTATATCATTACCCTTCACAGAAAGGACTAATTGGGATAAAAAGGAATTT